CAGGTTCGATAGCTTCTACTTCAGCACCTTCGTGGATACTCTTGGTGTAGTAGCCGATCAGGTTGGTAAAGATCGCCTTTGATAGGTCTACTGCCAGACCTCGCCTCATCACTACGCTCATCTGGTCCCAGATCGCTTGAGCACGTGAGAGTGTATCTGTCAGGACCTCGCTTTCCCAATTCCCATTCACTAATGTGCCTAATGACCGGCACAAGCTTCCGTATACTTCACCTGTAGGATAGTACATTAATCTCAGGTACTCCATATATCCTTCATCACTCAGTAGCTTTTGAGGATTTGCTTGAATATTGTGCAGTAGAGCGTACTTGTTGAAAGTGTAGCTACTCCCACTATCCCTCATCTTCATTACCACATCGTCTCCTGTCCTATAGCTCTTTATGACTGAGGTTTTACCCGATACTAGCTCCTGCTGACGCACAACAATCTTGCTGTAAGCCTGGTTCAGTAGCGTGTTTATGAGCGTAGTTGCGCGGTTCCCGCTGAACATACCCCCACTTACTTTAACGGTCTTGCCCTCTGGGTCAATGTAGTAGCTGTTGGTAAAGCTTTCCCCTACCCATTTGCACACTTTCATTAATTCTGGAAGATTTGGGTCATTGTAATAGTTGCGGCTGTACCAGTCCCCCATCTCTTCATGTAATATGGCCATAGCTTCCAACTCATGCTGGTCGTTGAAGTCAGAGAAGTCGAACGAATTCGTATTCCACTTGTTCTTACACCATTGCCGTCTGTCAATTAGTTCAGCCCAGCCTGCTCCCTTCTCTTCACGAATGCTGATCTCGGGATCGACTATCCCACCCTCAACTTTCTTACATATGTAGTGGTGGAGTAGGTAGTGCTCCATCTCTACTCCGAAAATGGCTCTGGTCTTAGCCAGCTCGTTCCCTTTGGTGTGAGCATAGGCCTTTTGGAATGGCTCTTGCTCCATGTACTGCCTCAGGATCTGGATGTCCATCCCTTCGCATACAGAACGCTTGTTCCCGCGCAAATGTGACGTTTCCACTTCTTCGCCAGCTATCTGAGTAGCTTCAGCTCGGTCGAGGATCTTTCCCTTCCCTGTGGCAGCACCGTTAGCCATCCATTCAACTCTAGAATTCCAGAATTCATCTAGGCTCTCTAACTTGCCTCGAGCTCTAATCTTCGTGAATATCTGCTTTATTTCACTTCTTAGCATGCCCATCATAGCCTCCTTGGTCCATCTAGTCCCGTCCCATGCTAAGATTGGGTCACGGTTGCGCGTGCGCTTGACCTCTTCAGCCTCCCAGTCAACCTCTTCACCTAGCCTTCCGTAGAGTAGATCCATGTACATCAATTGGCTATGGTCTCTTGGAGATAGAATGAAGCTCCTATAGGTCCTGTTTGACCGGATCTCCTCATGCACGCTTTTCATGTGAGTGATCCAGTGGTTTGAGCAGCATCCGAGCACACCCATCATATTGAGCAGTACTTGCCCTTCGGGGCTGAGCGTATTGCCTACGAGTAATAGGAGCTGGCCCGTCATTAGGTGGTTTCTCCGTCCTACCTTCTTGTCCAGAAGGTTGCGCACCAGCTTCCACATAGTGCTGCAAGTTGAGCTACTTTTGTAGAGCACATAGCATAGTGTGCCCAGATCTATGTTGGTCTTCCTAGCACCGATTGCGGCGTCGAAGGGGAACGATTGGTTTAATCGCTTAAAGTCTCCCTTTCTGACCTTCTGACCTAAGCGCTCTGGAAGCAAGCTCTTTACCGGTATTCTGTGTTCTGTAGTGGACCGGATTCCCACTCTGGTTACTTCATGGCATGACTCATCCGCACACGGGCAGGCCCAATCCCTTGATACGACTTGGCAACCAAAGCACCCACATCCTCGTTTGCTTACCTGGAGCTCAGTCGCCATTTGTACTTTGCGAGGTACGACTTGGTATGGGAATAGGATCATGTGCCACATCCTGAGCATACAGTCTGGTATCTGCCTCAAGCGGTGCCAAGTTTCTAGACGAGCCCAGCTGTCTTCAATATTGTGTACAATCTCGAATTCGCACACCCATTGAGGGATATTACGTCCTAAGCCAGGCATGTATTTGCCTTCGTGGTTCATCTCTAAGGACTTGACTGTCCAAGAGCCGTGTTTGGTCACATCCCAGCTCATTCCTTGGATGAGCCGGCAGACCTTGTTTAGTGGTACTTGGATAAGACTGCTGTTCTCCACCTCCTTCTTGGTAGATAAGAGCTGACGCACCCAGGCAGCTTCATTGCTGCCCTTAGTGTTCAGCATCTTGCTTATGGCCGACCAGCTAGCAGATGCCTCAGCCATTCTTTTTTTTGCAACCACACTTCCGAGTGTTTGCGAGCGGGCTTTGTCACTCTCCTTACCTTCGTCTCTTTTGCTCAAGATCCGCTCCTGGCCTCTAGGCTCAGCTGCCGGTCCTGCACTAGGATCTCCTTGCACTGGAGCCACTTCACTATGTTTCCGCAGTACTAGAGGGAGGGGTGCCTTCTTACTGTACCAACCGGTCCAGTGGTCTCCAGAATTCTCCATCATCACTATATCTTGATGATCGAGCCCTACACCGTGATAGAAGTCAGCGCCTTCAGCCTGGTATTTGACAATTACTCCTACCTTGCAAGCATCAGAGGCGAGGATGATATCGCTTAACTCCCACCAACGCTCCTTCTGAAGCTTTAGCTTATAACGCTTGCTTATTGTCAGTCTCAATGACTCACAAGTCATTCTTCCGAACATTTCATGACCGAACGCGCGCCCGCTAGCAATAAAAGCTGCAGGCCCACACTGGCCCACAGTGCAGTCTAGCCCTGTGGTCGGAGCGTTTATTAGTGGCTCCATACTCTTCCAGAGCTTTGCACCTAAGCGGTCGCTGTCGGCGTCAGGCAAGAAGATTTTGTTTGCCGCTGCGTCGATCTCTTGGCTCGCAGTGTTTAACTGGTGAGCTTCGATCTTCGCTAAGGCATCTTGGAGCAAGGAGCTCTGTTCTGCCATTTTGCGACTCAGTTTCTCCACTTCCGCAGCTTGAGCCGCTGCCTTGGCTGCACCCTCTTGCTCCATCCTCTTCATTTCCATGTCTACCTCTAGTCGGCGCTGCTTGACCGAGTTCTCTTCATAGTTGCTCTCACCCATGTAGGCGCTAGCAATCATAGCATCAATGATGTCGCCGACCTCCATATCTGGATAATCAGCACCCGCGTCCTTCCATAGGTTTTTGTCCACTACGAAGTCAGCGCTATGGATTCGTAGCTGACACTTAACACCCAAGATGGAGTTGAGCCAATTCCTCTTACTCTGACAAGGAGTGATGAACTTCCTGTCCTTATTAGCGTATGGATACGTATTCCAGGTGTCAGTAATATCTACTGATTCTTCCTCGAACTTGAGTTTCTTTAGAACGTACCATTCCTCTTGGTCCAGAGGGTAAGTCCCCCCAACAAGTCGGGTTCCAGTGTATGTGATATCCCGGCGGATCCAGTGAGCGTGTGAGTTGGACGGGAGCTGGCTTAAGAATAGTTTCTCGAAAGTACCACCTCCCGGGGTGTACATCTTACGGCGTACAGCCGCAAGAAAGAGTAGCATCGTGTCAGTGTGTATTAAGAAGTCATAGCCCACTCCTGCTATGGAGTTGACTAGTCCTATCACCATGTGAGCACCAGCTGTGAATGCGTAGTTGACCTTTTCGAACAGCACCTTGCGAGTGATGTTGTCTGGCTCAGGTCCGTTTCTTGCCGATAGAGCTCCTTCCACCCAACTCCCAATAGACTCTTCGAACATGTTGCTGAGCAAGTTGAAGCCCATTGCCTTCTCTAGAGGGCTGATGGAGCTCATTGCCAACAAGTCTAACTGCTCTGGTTGCTTGGGGTCTATGTGGTAGCGGATGTAGTCACTGACATGGTTAGGTTGACTAATGCGCAGAGTCAGGTTGAAACGCCTCATAGATGGGGCCATCAGGACTAAACGCATGGCAACATTCGCAGCTTGGTTAATACCCATATTGCTACAGTAGGTAGCGATGTGCATGCGAATCATGTCGCTGTTTCCTGGCCAAATCGGTCGGTGGTCTCTTAGCCGCACCTTTTCATCGGCTACGACCAAGAATGTGCCTTCGTGCTCCACCGCGAGATCATCCCAGATGGTGATGTGGTTAGCCTTGTTCGGCAGGTGGCACTTGTAGCGCGTTTTTCCCGACTGGCAAGCAGTCAGCATAAAGTGGCGGTAGTCTACGTCACCCGCGTCTACCCGGACAAGGCGTGTTCTTGTTATTTTCGAGGCTTCCACCCAGTCAATAGCAGTCTTGACAATGTGCACTGACTGTTCATCAGCGTCAAAGTTTCCTGAGACTGCACCGGATGTGGCCTCTCTCACAACTGCTGCACAATAATATCTCATCATAGAGATAAGCAAGCTCAGGTGGTTCTGCCCTGCTCTAGCTGTCTCTAGATGCATGTGCAACAGTTGAAGTGTTGCTGCATAGTCTTTCCCTCCGTATAACGCAGAGAAGGCTCTCGAGATCCGTTCCTTGCCAGATTCATCTACCATAGCTTGTAATAGCTCTGGCGACACATTGACAGGGAAAAAGACTGGCTTGCCAGTCGCACGGAACCCACATTTTGAGCCCTCGATCGCGTATAAGGGCAGCAGCTTCTTTTCTTCAAGTAAGAAATTGTCGATATACTTAGGCATGTTGCCGTCAGAGTACCGATATCTTACAAGGTATTCGACCCCATCTACCAATCCATGGTTTTTCACGCCCTCGGGGTCAACTGAATAGGGCAAAAATGGGATGAACTCTCTCATGTTAGAGAAGTTGCTAATCCGAGGGATTGGGTTGTATGTAACGTTCTCTGGCACTAACATCTCTTGATGTGTGTCTTCGAACTCAACTTTGTAGCTCTTGGCTACTTCGAGCAGCGCGTCTGCAGACAGAGATGACTCTTCCGTCTTTTGAGCAGGCGCTACTGCTTTGGTTTCTCCAGCTTTTTCCCCGTCGCTAGGACCAATTGGATTGGTCGGCGCGGAGGAGCCGATCTGGATTCGGCTGTCTAGAGGAGGATCTCCTCCAGAGATAGTAGTAACTTCGGCCCCTACTAAAGGACTGTCGATTTTCAGGGCATCGAGACCCGGTTGTGGTTTGTTGTCATAAGTCATTCTTATCCTGGCTTTGTCCCAGCGACTGTTCGATTCTCTGATGGGTAAGAAGATTTGTCTTCTACTTGTATCTTGTCTCTATGCGTTGCAGTCTGTCCACCCCTACATTTGGTAAAGGCACGTTCGACACACATAATCACGGACTATAGTTACCAATTTTACTTGTTCCTAATATTGTCCGCCTACGCTGCGTGCGCCTACGTTAACAGATGAAGAGCTATAACGTCTTCGCCCCACTTCTTCTACCCAAACTCCGATTTGGTCGTCTTTCTGACTACACGTAATGCTAAACAAATTTAGCATGTGCTTCGTAAGAGTCTGAAAGAGTCTTAAATTTTCCTTTGAGGAGAAGGTGGTTCTTCATCCATACCCGAGTTCCACTCGGTTGGTCCCATAGATATGTTGTGTTTATCCCCCACAACAAGAATCCGCAAGAATGATTAACGGGCTCGACTCGGATTTGTCAAGACCGACAAAAGACTGACACAGGAGCCACAAGCCCTTG